AAAATACAGAACCGATTAGATAAAACTATTAGGCAGGAATCTTTGTCTATAGTTAGATTACGAGCAGAGGCTAATAGTCCGTGGACTTAAGTGAACTGATAAGCAAGCTGCCGGCGAACGAGCAGGAGAAACTACTGGAGCAGGTAAGCCAGTATAAGGATGCTGTCACGCGGGAGAAAGCTCAGAAGTCGTTTATGGCGTTCGTGCATGAAATGTGGCCTGGGTTTATCCACGGGCGACACCATGCCTTAATGGCTAAGAAGTTTGAGGAGATAGCTGCTGGGAAGTTGAAGAGACTGATCATCAACATGCCGCCGCGACATACGAAGTCGGAGTTTGCCAGCTTTTTGTTACCGAGTTGGTTCTTAGGGAAGTACCCAGACAAAAAGGTTATCCAAACATCCAACACGGCTGAACTAGCTGTCGGGTTTGGTAGGAAAGTTAGGAACTTAGTTGATAGCGAACAGTATTCCAAGATCTTCCCAGGCGTCGGTCTCCGTGCGGATTCCAAGGCGGCGGGACGTTGGGCTACTAGCCACGGTGGGGATTATTTTGCTATCGGTGTTGGCGGTACTGTTACTGGTAAGGGTGCTGATCTTCTAATAATAGACGATCCGCATTCAGAACAAGAAGCCAAGCTGGCTCAAGGAGATCCCGGCGTCTTTGATAATGTCTACGAGTGGTATACCTCCGGCCCGCGTCAGCGTTTGCAACCAGGTGGTGCCATTATTATTGTAATGACCCGCTGGTCGGACAAAGATCTTACTGGCAAGGTGTTAAAAAGTGATGCAACTGACTGGGAAATTATAGAACTACCGGCAATTCTTCCATCTGGAAATAGCCTGTGGCCTGAATTCTGGCCTCTAGAAGAACTGGAAGCGTTAAAAGAAGAACTTCCGGTATACAAATGGAACGCTCAGTACCAACAAAAGCCTACGGGCAAAGAAGGTGCGCTAGTAAAACGTGAGTGGTGGAAGCGTTGGGATGGAGATAGAGCGCCCGCGTGTGAATTTATCATCCAAAGTTGGGATACTGCTTTCACAAAAAGTCAGCGAGCTGACTATTCTGCGTGTACAACATGGGGCGTGTTCCACAAAGACGAGAATGAGAAGGATGTAAACATCATTTTGCTCGATGCGTGGAAGGATAAGCTGGAGTTTCCAGAGCTAAAGGCTAAGGCCAAGGAAATGTACGACGAATGGGAACCAGACTCCTGCATTATTGAAGCTAAAGCGGCTGGTGCGCCGTTGATATTTGAATTGAGAAGGATGGGTGTGTACGTTCAGGACTACACGCCTACCCGTGGCAACGATAAGTTTGTGCGTTTGAACAGCGTGACTGACTTATTCTCATCCGGTAAAGTGTGGGCACCTGAGACTCGGTGGGCAGACGAGGTTATTGAGGAGATGGCAAGGTTTCCGAACGCAGAACACGATGACTTGGTGGACAGTTCTGTACAAGCATTGATGCGATTTCGGCAGGGCGGATTTTTGCGGCTTAATTCTGACGAAGAAGACGATCCTATCGAATTCCGTCGTAAGCGCGTTTACTACTAAGGACTAACATGGCTACAAATTTTGACAAAGCTCTCTATCAGGCTCCACAGGGGCTAGATTCTATGGACGATATGGACGGGATTGAGATTGAGATTGAAGATCCAGAGTCTGTATCTATAGGACTAGGTGATATAGAGATTGATATCGAGCCAGGCAAGGATGAAACGGACGAATTTGATGCCAACTTAGCTGATTTTATGGAAGAGAGTGAGCTTCAGTCACTGGCTGGGGATTTATTGTCTGACTATGAAGACGATATTGACGCCCGCAAGGACTGGATGCAGACCTATGTGGACGGTCTAGAACTATTGGGGATGAAAATTGAAGAACGATCAGAACCATGGGAAGGTGCATGTGGCGTTTATCATCCGTTGTTATCTGAGGCTCTTGTCAAATTCCAAGCCGAGACGATTATGGAGACATTCCCAGCTGCGGGGCCAGTTAAAACTAAGATTATTGGTAAGGAAACACCTCAAAAGAAGGAATCTGCTGAACGTGTGCAAGACGATATGAACTATCAGCTCACCGAAGTCATGGTTGAGTACCGTCCAGAACACGAACGCATGGCATGGGGTCTAGGTTTATCAGGTAATGCGTTTAAGAAAGTATACTTTGATCCTAGTCTGAATAGACAGGTGGCTGTATTTGTCCCAGCAGAAGATGTAGTAGTTCCTTATGGCGCATCTAACCTAGAAACAGCTAACCGTATGACCCATGTCATGCGCAAAACTAAGAATGAGTTGCGTCGCCTGATGGTTGCTGGCTTCTACAAGGATATCGAACTACCAGAGCCACAGAATACGCTAGATGATGTAGAGAAAAAGATAGCCGAACGCATGGGATTCCGTGCTACGTCGGACGATAGGTACAAACTGCTGGAGATGCAGGTATATCTAGACTTGCCTGGCTATGAGGATACAGACGAGAAAGGCAAAGAGACTGGTATAGGTCTTCCATACATTGTAACTATGGAAAAAACTTCTCAAGAGATTTTAGCTATCAGAAGGAATTGGCATCCTGAAGATGAAACGTGCCAAAAGAGGAACCACTTTGTTCACTACCCATACATACCAGGCTTTGGCTTCTATGCCTTTGGCCTTATCCATCTTATTGGTGCTTTTGCTAAGTCTGGTACTTCTATTATTAGGCAGCTTGTTGATGCTGGCACTTTATCGAACCTTCCTGGGGGTCTCAAGACTAAGGGAATGCGGGTCAAGGGAGATGACACTCCAATTTCACCCGGCGAGTTCCGAGATGTGGACGTCGCGTCCGGCACCATTAGAGACAACATCCTCCCCCTCCCCTACAAAGAGCCAAGTCAAGTCCTCTTAGCGTTAATGAACCAGATTGTTGACGAAGGTCGACGATTTGCTGGCGCGGCAGACTTAAAGATTGCGGATATGTCTTCCAATTCACCAGTGGGTACAACACTGGCTATATTGGAGAGAACTCTCAAGGTAATGTCAGCAGTTCAAGCGCGTGTTCACTACGCTATGAAGCAAGAACTGAAGCTGCTGAAGGAAATCATTGCTGACTACACGCCGGAAGAGTACGACTACGATCCGGTTCAAGGTTCGCGCCGCGCTAAAAAGTCAGACTACGACCATGTGGATGTAATTCCAGTCTCAGATCCAAATGCGGCCACTATGGCGCAGAAGGTTGTCCAGTATCAGGCTGTTATGCAGATGGCGCAGGCCAATCCACAGATATATGACTTGGTAGAGTTGAACCGCCAGATGCTGGAAGTCTTAGGTATCAAGAACATTGGTAAGTTGGTGCCAAGCGCGGAAGACTTTAAGCCTAAAGACCCAGTGCAAGAGAACATGAACATCCTTAATGGCAAACCTGTTAAGGCATTCATCTATCAGGATCACCAAGCGCACATCCAAGTACACCAGTCAGCTATGCAAGATCCAAAGATTGCACAGATTGTTGGTCAAAACCCCAAAGCTCAGATGATCCAAGCGGCTGCTATGGCGCACATTAATGAGCATGTGGCGTTTGAGTATCGTAAACAGATAGAAGAGCAACTGGGTATTCCTTTGCCAGAGATGGACAAAGAGTTACCTAAAGATATGGAAGTAGAAATATCCCGAATGATGGCGTTGGCAGCACAAAAACTGTTGACTAAAGATCAGGCGGAAGCTTCACAAAAGCAGGCGCAACAAGCGGCTCAAGACCCGATTGTTCAAATGCAGCAGCAGGAGTTGATGTTAAAGCAGAAGGAAGTGGAGTTAAAAGAGAAGAAGCTTGCGATGGACGCTGCGGCAAAAGCAGACGAAATCGAGCTGGAGAGAGAACGTATCGAAGCCCAGAAGGAAATTGCTGGTATGCAGGTTGGCTCAAAAGTCGCTGCGGAGAAAGCAAGATTCGAGGGTGAGATGCAGATCAAAGGTCTGGAAATTGGTTCCAAAATAGCCAAAGACCGGATGGATATGGGTAACAAGAAAGGTAAATAATTATGGATAAGGCGTTTGAAATTCTCATTCAACAAGTGAGAGATAAGCGTCAGCAGATAGTCGAGGCCGTTTCAACCAACGCTGCCAAAGACTACTCTGATTACCAGAAACTTTGCGGCGAGATTCGGGGTCTCTCGATTGCGGAGGGTTTTATTCTTGACCTTGCAAAAACTATGGAGTTATCTGATGAGTGAAATCGCAATCGCCACCGAAGACGGCGAGGTATCAACTCTGCCACAAACAGCAGACGAGAAAGCGAAACAATTACCGGAACCAACTGGGTATCACATCCTAGTAGGACTGCCGGACAAAGAAGAAAAATTCGACAGCGGTTTGTTAAAAGCAGACCAAACCATGAATCACGAACAGATTCTGGCTACCGTATTTTTCGTAATCAAAATGGGGCCTGATTGCTACAAAGACGCAAAACGGTTTCCAAATGGCCCATGGTGTAAGGCTGGGGATTTTATTCTCGCCCGTCCTAACACTGGTACTCGCTTAAGGATTCATGGTCGTGAGTTCCGACTCATTAACGACGATGTTGTTGAAGCAGTTGTGGATGACCCTCGTGGTATATCCAGGGCTTAACAAAGGAGAAACACATGGCTACAAATAAAATGGAAATGGAAGACTTCAAGTTTCCAGATGAGAAGGAAGAAACATCTTCTTCTGCGGAAGAATTTGAAATAGAGATTGAGGACGATACTCCACCGGAGGATCGAGATCGGCAGCCTTTACCTCAAGATATAGTTGACGAGCTTGAAGATGATGAGCTTGAAGAATATAGCGAAGGTGTAAAGACTCGTCTAAAGCAGATGAAAAAAGTCTGGCACGACGAACGCCGCGAGAAAGAACAGGCATTACGGGAGCAGCAAGAAGCTGTTTCGTATGCCAAGCAGATGATGGAAGAGAACCGCACCTTAAAAGGACGGCTATCTACAGGTGAGCAGCACTTTATTGACACCTACAAATCTGCGGCAGAGATGGAGTTGGACAATGCTAAACGGGATTACAAAGACGCCTATGACATGGGTGACTCTGACCGTTTGCTGGATGCTCAGGAAAAGTTAAATCAGGCGCAGTTCAAAATTCAGAAAGCAAAAGAATTTGTTCCGTCTAGACAACCTGAAGAAAGTGATGTACAACCCGCAACTAATACAGTACCTCGCCCTGACCAACGAGCGATTGCGTGGCAAGAGCGCAATGAATGGTTCGGTAAGGATGAGGAAATGACTAGCTTGGCTCTGGGATTACATCAGAAGCTAGTTGCTCAATACGGGACGTCATATCCGTCCACGGATGAGTACTGGAAGAAGGTTGATGACACTATGCGTCGTCGATTCCCAGAGAATTTTGGGGAAAAAGGAGAGGAAGCAGCGCCACAAAAAACGCAGCGTTCCAAACCAAGCTCTGTCGTAGCTTCTGCTGATCGCAGCACACCCTCCAAAAAGGTGAAGCTGAAACAATCGGAAGTCCTAATTGCAAAAAAATTGGGAATAACACTTGAGCAGTACGTCAGAGAAATGAAGAAATTGGAGGCTACAAATGGCTGAGAATAGAACACCCCGAAACGTAGAAACGCGCGTCCAAGCGGAACGCCCTAAGCAGTGGAAACCCGCAGAGCTTCTGCCAGAACCAGATAAGCTCCCAGGATATGCGTATAGATGGATTCGTGTTGGGCTTCAAGGAAATGCTGATCCACGCAACTACTCTGCCAAACTCAGAGAAGGTTGGGAAGCAGTAAAGATTGAAGAACAACCAGCATTTCAACTGCTAGTCGATGAAACAAGTCGATATAAAGACTGTGTTGAAGTCGGCGGATTGTTGCTTTGTAAGACGCCACTTGAGTTTGTAGACCAGCGTAATAGTCACTTTCTCAAGCAATCTGCGGATCAGATTAAGGCTGTTGATAACAATCTAATGCGTCAAAACGACCCTCGTATGCCACTATTTAAAGAGTCAAAATCATCGACTACAAAAGGTAGTGGTTAGAAAATTTATTGGAGTTAAACATGGCATATCCAACTGTATCTAAGCCCTATGGGCTAAAGCCGGTCAATTTGATCGGCGGTCAGGTGTACGCCGGTTCCATTCGTCAACTGCGAATTGCAAGCGGCTATGCCGTAAGTATTTACAATGGCGATGTGGTAAAGC